TCAATACCATCAATATCAATTGATAATAAAAAAGATCCTAATCTTATATTATTAAAATCAAAGTTTAGTGAACAGGACTTTGAGGGAGGTAAATTAGTATAATCATGCAAGAGATAGATTTTTTTAGAACACCTTTTTTCTTATTTAAAGCAGATAAAAATTTTGCTGAAAAAATTTCTGATGAAATTAAAGATATATTAAAAAATAAAAAAAGAATAGATTATATAAATTATGGAAGTCAAGTAAAGGTAGAAAATAGAAATAAAATTCCAGTCCATCCACTAAGTGATTTGAATTTAAATATCCAAACTAGTATAGGTGGATTTGTTAACAATAAGGATTCAGGATTTAATTACAAGAAGATAGAAGATTTTCCGAATCAAATAAGAAAACATATAATCGAAAATGTAAAACAGATTCCAATACCCTTAGAGTTTTCATCTATATGGACTAACGTAACATCTAATAATGATTATAATAGATGTCATAATCATAAAGATGAAGCTGATTTAGTATTTGTTTTATATCTAACTAAAGGAACTCTATGGATACAAAATCCAAATCAAAGAGTAAGATTGGATAAGGTATATAAAACTATAGGATCTTCAATATCACTTGACTTTAACATAGGTGATATGATAGTATTTCCTAGTGACATACATCATTGGGTAGAACCGTTTGATGGAGATTATGATAGAATTACTATAGCAGGTAATATGTGGATTCCAGATCAACCTTGGATGTCACCAGAATTTCAAAAATTTCAAAATAAATTAAAAGAATAAATTAAATAAAGACCTTCTTAAAATGGATAGATCTGAAATTACAACTTATCACATATATGCAAAGGATAGATGTTTGTATCATAATTTAAAACAAGATGAATTTGAGGAGACATGGGAGATGTTGAATGTAATGGTAGGATTGTTAAAAACAGATTACGAAGCAGAAGATTTAAGTTATGAGAAAGCAGCACCTACAGTTGGAGTTGGTGGACCTGTGAGAATATTCGCAGAACCTCAAGGAGAAGATTCATATTAATATTGACATATACATAGAATTACTCTATAATTGAAATGAAGTAATTAAAGTTTATGGCAAAAGGATTTACTGTTAAGGCCAAAGCACCTACAAAGGAAGCACCCAAATGGGATATTCCTGCAATTAAAGAAAGATGGAAAGGTAAGACAATAGTATTCTGTTTACCTGGCAGAGGTTGTTCTTATACCTTCTTAAAGAATTTTGTACAACTGTGCTTTGATATGGTACAGTCTGGAATGAGTATACAGATATCTCAAGATTATTCATCTATGGTGAACTTTGCAAGATGTAAGTGTCTTGGTGCAAATGTTCTTCGTGGACCTAAGCAGATACCTTGGGATGGTAAACTTCAGTATGATTGGCAACTCTGGATTGATAATGATATTGTCTTTGATGCAAACAAGTTCTGGCAACTCTGCGATCTAGCAATCCCTGCGAATGGTGAGGAAAAGCAAATCGCAGCAGGCTGGTATGCCACAGAAGATGGCCATACTACATCAGTAGCACACTGGTTAGAAGAAGATGACTTCCGTAAGAATGGGGGAGTTATGAATCATGAGACTGTTGAGTCAATGGGCAAACGCAACAAACCTTTCACAGTTGACTATACAGGTTTTGGATGGTTATTAGTTAAGAAGGGAGTTTTCGAGAATATGGAATATCCTTGGTTTGCTCCTAAGATGCAAGTTTTTGAGTCAGGTGCAGTTCAGGATATGTGTGGTGAGGACGTGTCTTTCTGCCTTGATGCTAAAGACATGGGTATTGAGACATGGTGTGACCCTCGCATACGTGTAGGGCATGAGAAGACTAGGGTAATTTAATGAGTTACTCTCAAATGTGGGATAAAGTTGCTAAACTCCTCACCCAACTCTCTCGTAAAGATAACGTTGAGTATCGTGTGAAGGCAACTCCCGAATCTGTAAATGCTAAATTGTGTAAATTGGGGGAATTTAGGTAATGCCAATGATGACTGTGACGAAAGATGGGAATTATAAGATCCCTCGTCCGAAAAAAACTCGTCAAGGACGCTCGGCTAGAACACTACTATCCGCAACGTCTCGAAATAAAGCAAAAAAAGCATACCGAGGACAAGGAAAATAATGAAGGAGGGTTAAGTCCCTCCTTTTTTTATGTTAAATAGTAAAAATATAGAAAAAATATGGAAAACTCCAAGAAAAAGATGCTAAGAGAGGTATCTAATGACCATCTTACACCTAAAAAACGTGATGATTTAGTCCAAAGTGAGATTTTTGGGGATTTTGAGGAAGATGGATTGGATTATGAAGTAGATTCATTAACTCTTACAGAATAGTTGTAAACAATCCTTAATAAATAAACAATAATTGCTCTATTAGTGTGCCTCTAGAACGAGTTAGTCAAGGATTTAAAGACATTAGCATGACATTTCAGTCTAATCCACTGAATGATGACCTTATTGCACTCAAAAATGAGAATGCAATCGCACGTTCTATACGAAATATTGTATTTACATTACCTGGAGAGAAGTTTTTTAATTCATCTTTTGGATCAAGGATCACTGAATCTCTTTTTGATAACATAGATGACATCACTGCCACTATTATTGTGGATGAAATACGTGAATCTATAGAAACTTATGAAGATAGAGTGCAATTGATTGATGTTTTAGCAGATCCAAACTTTGAAAACAACGGTTTTGATGTAACTATAACATATGAGATCATAGGAAGGAACGTTCCAGCACAAGAATTACAATTTGTTTTGCAATCAAGTAGATAAAAATGCCATTAGCTAACTTTAGTAACTTGGATTTTGACCAAGTTAAGATAACTTTACAAGATTATCTAAAATCAAACTCTAATTTTACCGATTATGACTTTGAAGGGTCGAACCTTTCAACGATTTTGGACGTTTTGGCATATAATACCTACATTACATCATACAATGCGAACATGATCACCAATGAGGTGTTCATTGATACTGCTACATTAAGAGAAAATGTCATATCTTTAGCTAGAAACATAGGTTATGTGCCTCGTCCAAGGCAAGCAGCAAGGGCAACAGTGTCATTCTTTGTGAATACAGAGGGAATTACACCTTCACCTGCTTCTTTGACCCTTAAAAAGGGTCCTGTGGCAGCATCACAGAGTCCATTTGGTGGACAATCCTTTGTTTTTTCAATTTTAAGTGATATTACGGTTCCTGTTTCTAATGGAATTGCAACATTTAATGATGTTGAGATTTATGAAGGAACTTTATTAACTCAAACTTACACATATTCTGCAAGAGTACCAAATCAGAAATTTATTTTACCAAATATTGGTGTTGATACTGATTTAATAGAAGTTACGGTCAATCCAACTGAAGCTTCTTCAACACAAACAAAATATAGTTCTCAGGATAGTCTTTTTGACGTAAAATCTGACTCAAAAGTTTATTATTTACAAGAAATTGAAGATGAAAGATACCAAATTTTCTTCGGAGACGGAATTTTTGGAAAAGCACTCGAAGATGGTAACTTTATTACAATAGATTACATTACTTCTAGTGGAGATTCTGCAAATGGACTGAATTCTTTCAATTTTTCAGGTAGAATTCAATATACTCGCAATTCTCAAGACTATACAATCAGTTCTGGCATCTCTTTGATGACTACTGGACTTACTGCATCGGGTGGAGAGTCAATTGAGTCTGTAGAGTCGGTTAGAAAGTTTGCTCCAAGGATTTATTCATCTCAAAACAGAGCAGTAACCTCAAATGACTATGAATCTTTGATTCCATCACGAATTTATCCCGAAACTGAGTCAATTTCCGTTTTTGGAGGTGAAGATTTGATTCCTCCTCAATTTGGAAAGGTCTTTATTAGCATAAAACCAAGAACTGGTGACTTTTTACCAAGTTTGATCAAAGAAAAGATAAAATTAAAGTTGAAAAAGTATGCAGTTGCAGGAATTGTCCCAGAAATTCTTGATTTGAAGTATCTTTATATTGAAGTTGACTCAAAAGTCTATTATAACAGTAATATGGCTCCAAGTGCAGAGTTTGTT